ACGCAATGGCAGTTGACGCAAAAGAGTGGACGCTCTCGGGATTGTCCGTCGAGCTTCGCATGGATCACCGCGGTCTCTCAAAGAAGATCGAAGACGTCAAGACGTGCCGCGAAACCAAGCGGTCAAAGTTCTATCGCATGGCGGACATCGTTCGCGCGTTGATCGATGGCAACAAGTCGGCGCAACCGTTCGAGGAATCCCGCGCTCGGAAGATGGCAGCGGATGCCGACCTCGCCGAGATCAAGGCGGCGATGATGTCGCGCGAGGTCATCGAGGTTGAGACGGTCTTGAGAGTGTGGGAACAAGTCATCGTTGCGCTCCGACAGAAGGTCATGCACGTCGATGGACTCGATGAGACCGAGCGTCGCGAGATGTTGGAAGATTTGCAGAGGGTCGAGATTGATGAGTATTTTGAAACTGGAAAACAAAGCGTCGAAGATGGTCAAGTCGACGCTGACTCTGCTTGACCCGCCGCCCGATCTAAATGTTTGGGAGTGGGCCGAGGCATATCGTCGGCTCGGCAAAGATGTCACCGCAAAGCCGGGTCGATACAAGACTTCGACCGCTCCGTATCAGATCGAGCCGCAAGAGTCATTCACCGATCCAACGGTGCAGACAACCGTCTTGTGTTGGGCGAGTCGCTTGGGCAAGACGGAGTTGATCAACAACTTGCAAGGCTACATCATCGACGTCGACCCGTCCGGCATCTTGGTCGTGTATCCGACACTCGACTCGGCGAAGAAGTGGAGCAAAGAGTTCTTCACGCCGATGATCAAAGCGACTCCCAAGTTGCACGGCAAGATCGCCGAGCCACGATCGAGAGACGCGAACAATACGATCTTGGCCAAGCAATTCCCCGGCGGAAAGATCAGCGGCATCGGCTCGAACTCCCCGACCGGGTTTCGTCAGATTCAAGCGCGCGTTGTTCTCTGCGATGAGATCGACGCGTATGAAGCCGGAAGCGAAGGCGACCCGATCTCGTTGGCGTTTCGGCGGTCGGACAATTACAAGAACTCGATCCAAGTCTTGTCGTCAACGCCAACACTCCGAGGCGTCTCCCGCATCGAGGCTTGGCTCGAGAGGTCAGACAAGCAGCAATGGTTTTGCCCTTGTCCGAGTTGCGGTCACTTCCAAGTTTTGAAATGGGGCCAAGTCAAGTGGTTGAAAGATCAACCCGAAACCGCTTGGTATGAATGCGAGAAATGCGCCGTGCATCTCGATGACGCCGGTCGGGTCGCGATGGTTCGTGCGGGAGAGTGGAGAGCGACAGCACCGTTCACCGGGGTTCGCGGTTATTGGTTGAGCGGGTTGAATACAATGTTCCCGGCCAAGCGCGGATTCGGCGGTCGACTGCATCAGTTCGCGGTAGAGTTTCTCGATGCAAAACGCGGAGGCATCGAGACGCTCAAGAGTTGGACTAATACGTTCTTGTCCGAGACGTGGGAAGAAGAGACCGAGCGGATCGAGATCGCGCCATTGATGAGCCGACTCGAGCCATACCCGGCAGAGTGTCCCGACGGAGTGATCGCCTTGACTGCCGCGGTCGACGTCCAAGGCGACCGGCTCGAGTGTCAGGTCGTGGGATGGGGAGAGTCTGACGAGGCATGGGGGATTGATCTGTTCAAGATATTCGGATCGCCGGAATCGCCCGACACTTGGGACGCACTCGACGAGGTGTTGCTGAAATCGTTCGATCACGAGAGCGGCGCGATCCTCAAGATCAAGCGCGCGTTTATCGATTCCGGTTTTCTCGAGCAAGTTGTTTATCGGTTCGTCCGAGATCGGCAAGCTCGGGGAGTGTTCGCGATCAAAGGCTCGAGCGATCAGAGCGCGCCACTCTGGAAACCTCCCCGGCGGGTCAAGGGTCACGGCGTCGGCATCATCGGCATCGGCGGCAACGTGGCGAAAGACATTCTCTTTGGTCGGCTCAAGCAGACCGACGTCGGGCCAAGATACGTTCACTTCCCCGAGGGTCGCGGATTCGACGAGGCTTATTTCGCGCAGTTTCGAGCGGAAGAAAAGCGCACCAAGTACGTCCGAGGCTTCCCCGTCTTTGAGTGGAAGAAGGTCGCAGAGCGCAACGAGGCAATCGATTTGTGGGCATACAACATCGCCGCACTTGAATCGATGCGGCTTAATCTTGCCAGGGAGAGGGGCAGCGTTGACAAGCAGACAGAGTCGAAACCAAAACCGGACTCGCGCGACTATCTTCTCAAGCCAGCGAAGCCCAAGAAACAACCCGTCAAGAATCGACCTAGACGTCAAGGCGGCGGATTTGCCCAAAGCTGGAGATGAAAGCATTGTTGTTATTTTCGGGCGGCATGGACTCGACGTTTTTGCTGCATGAACTCACGAAAGAGAAAGTCGGAACCGGCATTCGTCAAAGACTCAATCCAGTCAAAGATGTGATCTGCCTGTCGTTCATCTACGGGCAACCGCACGCCGACAAAGAGTTGACCGCGGCCAAGGCATACACCGAGAAACTTGGCGTCAAACATCTCTTTGAAAAACTAGACTTCCCGTTTTTGAGTCAAGACATGGCGGGCGACAATCCGGTCGTGCCGAATCGAAACGCGATTTTCATATCGGTTGCCGCGGCGATTGCCCAAGTGAATGAGTGTGCGGCGATCTATATCGGATGCACTCAATCAGACTTTGACACGTTCCCCGATTGCCGCCCGGCTTTTTTGCGCTCGATCGACGAGGCAATGACTTACGCGGTCAACATTCGAGTCATTGCTCCGTTAGTTGGTCAAACGAAATCCGACATCGTCAAGCTCGGGAAACAGCATCAAATCGATTGGGACGCAACGTGGAGTTGCTACGCGGGCGCGGATGAGCCATGCGGGAAATGCGCCGCTTGCATCGAGAGAGCCAATGCGTTGGGAAATTAAAAGAGTTTACACGTTCGAGGCAGCGCACTCGCTTCCCCATTTACCCGAGGGTCACAAGTGCCGCAACCATCACGGTCACTCGTACACGTTGACGGTTTGCGTTGGGTCGAATCAATTGAACGCCGACCGGATGGTCATGGACTTCGCCGAGATCGACAAAGAGGTCAAGCCATTGGTCGATGAGTTGGATCACTCAAACCTCAACGATCGATTTGAGTTTCCGACGTCGGAGTATCTTGCGCTCGCAATTTACAATGAAATCAAACCGGGCTTGCAATTGCTTGAGTGGGTCGAGGTTTCAGAGACAAACCGATCAAGCGCGAGAGTATGCTCGTAATGCCGGGAAACAACTCGTCGGCGGTCGTTCATTATTGGGCGGGAAAGTACGGCAACGTCGCTTGGTTGTTCGGGCCGGGTTCACTCAAAAAATGCAAGTTGCGTCCGTGGTTGCCGTATGCGTTCGACTGCGATGCTTTCTCGGCTTGGCAAAATCAAACCGAGTGGGACGAGCAAGCGTTCTTTGATGCGCTCAATCATTTGAGACTTCATTATCTCAAACCGTCTTGGGTCGTTTGTCCCGACGTTGTCACGGACAAAGAGGCGACACTCGAGAAGTGGGACAAGTATCGAGACCGCGTTGCATCTTACGGATGGCCCGTGGCTTTTGTTGTGCAAGACGGAATGACACCGGGCGACGTTCCAAGCAATGCAGACTTGATTTTTGTGGGAGGCTCAAGCGCGTGGAAGTGGAAAACAGTCAACTCTTGGGCGGCAAATTTCGACCGCGTTCACGTCGGGCGCGTCAACTCGATCGACCGTGTTTGGTTGTGCCACGACCTCGGCGTTGAGTCGGTAGACGGCACGGGATGGTTTCGGGACGGTGACGACAACCCCCGCTTGATGCGGATCGAGAGCTACCTCAAAGGCGACCGACCTCCGAGGTCGATGGATATGTTTCCCGCTACCATTGCACCAAAAGTAAATGGCGGCGGCTATACCGACGAAAGAACCAGAGACGCTAGTTGCGGGCGACACTTGGAAATGGGAACGTAGCTTGTCGGATTATCTGGCAAGCGACTCTTGGTCGCTCACTTACTACCTCCGAAAGTCCGGCTCGAGCGCGATCACGGTCACATCGAGTGCGGACGTTGACGATCATCTCGTGACGGTTGCCGCGGCGACGACCGCCGCATACACGCCCGGCACTTGGGACTTTCGCGGCTACGTCACCAAGTCCGCCGAGCGTTTCGAGGTCTTCAATGGCATTCTCGAGATCGAGACGAACCCGGCGACCGCGGCATCAAGTTACGATCCGCGGACGCACGCCGAGAAAGTTCTCGACTCGATCGAGGCAGTTCTCGAATCCCGCGCGACCAAAGAAGTGTTGAGCTTCAGCGTCGAGGGCAACTCGCTTTCGAGCTACCCGCACGAGCAACTCTTGGTGATGCGCTCACGCTACCGGGTCGAGGTCGAGCGCGAGAAAGCAGTCGAGCGACTCAAGGTCGGTCGCGCCTCCGGTCGTCTTATCCTCACGAGATTTCAATGAACAAATTTCTCTCTCGGCTCGCCGACCGTTTCGGTTTTCAGCCCAAGATTGCTAAGCGTAATTATGCCGCGGCGAAAATCAACCGTCTAACAAACGATTGGGCAACGGTAATCTCAAGTGGCGACGCAGAGATCAAGGGCGACTTGAAGACACTCCGAGCGCGCGCCCGAGAACTCGAGCGAAACAACGATTACGCTCGCCGCTATTTCAAGGCACTCGAGAACAACGTACTCGGCTCGACCGGGATCGGGTTGCAAATGAAGTCCCGCGACTTCTCGGGCAACCTCGACCAGCAAGCCAACAAAAAGATCGAGAGCGCGTTTGCCGATTGGGGCAGCAAGTACAATTGTTGCGTCGACGGATGCACGACGTGGATTGACGTGCAACGTCTGGCACTCCGCTCGATGGCTCGCGACGGATCGGTCTTGATTCGCTTCGTCCGAGGTTACTCGAACCCGTACTCGCTCGCTTTGCAGATCATCGAGGCGGATCATCTCGACCACGA